GAACTCTGCGGTTCCGCCATTACCCCATCTGCTCGGGCTGGTGGCATACTCGATCGCGAGGCCGATCTTCTGCATAACCTGCGCAAAGTCGACGGCAATAAGCTTGATGCCCCCAATGAAAGCGTTAAACTTCGGCACAACCTCTGCCGCAATGGCTATTCCGATGCCTTTGAATTGGAGCAACAGCTTGTCTAGCTGGTCATTCAGGCGCGCGGATTCCTGCGCCATCTGGGTGGTGACAGGGTATAGGCGCTGGCCTTCTGCGATGTAGCCGCTCAAGGCGACCGTCCCCTGATTGAGGAACGGGATCATCTCGGAGCCAATGCGGTCGCCAAATAGCTTTGTTGCCAGCGCGGATTTTTCCACGCCATCCGGCATTCCGGCGAACACGTCTGCCAGCTCGACCATAGCTCCGGCGCTGTCTTTGGCTGTGATTCCCATCTCTTTGAAAAGATCGGGGTTGCCGACCATCACAGCGGAGAGTTTCTGGCTGGCCTTGGCGACTGATTCGAGCGAGGTGGCGTTTTGATCTGCAGCGAACTTCAAGCCGGACAACATCTCGACACTGGTTCCGGTGCGCTCGGCCATCTTGCCGAGTTCATCCGCCGCATCGATTGAGTTTTTTATAAAGACAGCGAATGCGCCGATGGATAATGCGCCGGCCAGTTGGCCGGTTATGCTGTCGGCCAACCCGCCAACCTTGCCGCCCAGCGAGCCAAGCGCAGATTCCGCTTGCGCGGTTTCTGCGGTGATGCGTATCTTGGTTTCGTTATTGGCCATGCTTTTCACCAAAGAGTTGGAGCGCTTCTTTTTCCATCAATTGCAGCCGTGGCAGCAGGTCTGCGCGGTCGATGCGGTCGAACTGCATCAGGTCGAGCAGCGGCGGCATGGCTTCGTATCGCAACCCGATCGGCTCGCCGCCCGGTGCCAGCCGCCATTGCGTGGAGAGCGCGGCAAAAAGGCGAAATGCCGGCCAGTTCTCCGGGTAGCATCCGGGCGCTTCAGCCTTCACGGCAGCCACGCCTTCCTGTTCGCGCTTGAGCCCCATAAGGGCCAGCGCTTCGTCCGTCTTGTCTTCATGGTCTGCGCCGCCCCCGTATAGCGCGCGGGCGACGCTGATCAGTTTTTTCGGTGTGCCTCGATGCGGCCGGTGACGTAGGCGTTGAGCAACAGCACCGGCGAATTCGCCGACACCTTTATCAGCTCGTCCAGCGCGCTGCGGCTGTAGGGTTCGCGGAATCCATCCCATGATTCGATCAGCATGGACAGCACGTCGGCGACGTTCGGGCGCAGGCGCTTGAATCGCCAGGCGGTGCGCAGACGGTGTCGCAGCCCGGCCCAGAATCCGATGCGCTGATAGCCGAGCGCGACAACCAGCGAGATGAAGTCGTCGCTTCCGAGGGAGCGGAAGCGAACCTTGACCCGTTCGGTATCGGTACCGAGCGGGACGCGCAGCTCAACATCGACTTCGAACACCGGATCGGGAATGAGCCTGATCATGCCCGCCCCTTACAGAACAACGATGCGCAGGTCATCGTTGCCTGCGCTGGGCAGCGCTGACACGTCGTAGGTGGTGCGGCGCTGGCCGTTGGTGTAGGTTGGCTTGGGGTTCTTGAGCTGGCAACTCGGTGCATAGACCAACACCTTGTAGCCGTCGGTGGTGCCGTGAACCAGGCCAAGGCTGTTCAGGATGGCACCACGCACGTAGCCCTCGAAGGTGACTTCCTGTGCGGCGGACAGGTCAAGCTCGATGCTTCCGGTGACGCCCTTGCGGTCGATGGTGATGGTCTCGCCGCCCAATAATGTGTCGTGCTGCGGGTTGTTGCCGGTCTTGAAGTTGAGGCCTTTGCTGGGATAGGCCGTGCCGCTGGAGAGCGCGCCGGTGGCATAAGTGCAGCCGAGCAACACGTCGGCGGTGTTGGGGTTGGTGACAACCAGCGGGTCTTTGAATCCGGTGAGCGTGGTGGCCGGTGTCGAGCCGGTGGCGACCACGCCGGCATCGATGCCGATGAAGTTGAACTTGAGAGCCGGTTTGTTGCCGGACGTCATATCCAACTCGAAATCTCCGCGCGCGCCCAGCAGCTTGTACAGCACGCCGCTGTCGTAGTAATAGATGGCGACGGATTCTTCGGCGGCGGAGACCGGCGTGTACTCCACGCGCGCACCGGCGCTGATGGCTTCTGCAAATGCGCATGCGCGCAGCAGCGGGCCGTAGGCGGGAGCTGTTCCAGCCGCGCCGGAGCCGGCCAAATCCACCGAGAAGCTGACCTTCTTCATAATGGTGCCAACCAGTTCAGCGTGTCCGCCCGCGTAGCCTTTCAGGTATTCGTTCGGCACGTAGTTGATGTTCAGCGGCTCGACCGACTGACCATAGACCCGCATGGCATTGGCCACGCCGGTTGGGGTTGGGTCAATGCCGTAGCTGGATTCAATCTTGGCCAGGATGGCGCTGTCGATTTGTTTGCGGGCCATATCAGGACTCCTTATTCATCGTGCGGTTGGTGTGTTCGGTGCGCTCTACCAGCGTGTGCGCGCCGGTCTGCTCGTCCAGCGTGTAGCTTCCGCCTGCTGCGGGCGGCGTCTGCGCTGGCTTGATGGGCGCGGTGTCTGGTGTTGGTTTCTCGGTCTTGGCCATGTCAGCCCTCCAGTGAGGTTGCGGTGGTGCGGTAGTCCACCTGGTATTCGATCTCTGTGTATGCCACCGGCACGTCGATCACATCGCGCTGGCGGCGTGTGCCGCCCTTGCGGATGTCCAGCACGATGCCGCCCAGCGTCAGGTCGGCCATCAGCCGGTTGTGTGTTGCCACCATCATCGGGTCGCACGACAACAGCGCCGACTTGCCAGCGACCCCGCCTTTCTTTGCCGTCACGCGCACGGTGAGGGTGAGCGTGTGGTCGTGCGAACCCAACAGCACACGGTCTGCCGGAACCTCATCGCCCAAATACACCGCGACCATCGGCAGGTCGGCAAGCTCAAAGGCGTAATCAGGATCGTCCACCACGCCGCCAGAACCAATGCCGGTGAGCGCGGGAGCCTCGAACAGGGTCTGGATCGCATCGGCAATCTGATAGGCTTTGGAGGTCATGCGGCCTCCAGTTCAATCACAGACATGCCAGTTCCGTCCGGTTTGATCTCGCGCACGGTGTAGCTCGTGCCGGATACCACCAATGTTTTGTTGCGCTTGCTGCTCGGCGCGTCTGCCGAACAGCAAGTGAATGTGGGGTTGCCGCCGAGCATCATGTTGCCGAGCCCGGCGGCAGAGCCGTTGTCGAAGATTCCATCAACCAAAACGCCGTCGAGCGTCGCCGTACAGTTCGAAAAAGCCGCCACCGCCTGTGCGGCGGTAGCGGTCTCGATTGCAGAGGCAACGTTAGCCATCGCTCAATCAGTCAGTGATGGCCGAGGTATCCAGCGCGCCCGCGTAGCGTGCGTCGTGCAGGATGTAAGTCACTGCGCCGACTGCGTTCGCCATTGCCAGGGAATCGACGCGGATGCAGTCGAAGCCGTTCGCCACATCCAGATCAGCCGCATCCACTTCGATCACGTACAACAGGTTCTTGTTGGCCGTGGCGGCGGTGGTGAAGGTGTTGGAAGTGACAGCAGTCTCGACCAGCGTGTCGCTCGCGCCGGTGTTGGTGTTGGCATACACGGTATCGAAGCCGAGTGCCTTCTCGCCGGTGCCAGCCACTGCGGTGGCTTGCTTCAGGGTGATGTCGCCGCCGGTGACGGCGGTCGCGTTATCAACTGCCAGCACGATGGAGCAGCGCTGGAAGCCTTTGAGGCTGACGTAGTCGCAGTCGCCGTTGGTGAGGGCCAGTGCGCCGATGATGGGCGAGCCAAACACAACCTTGGCTTTGTCGATCAGTTTGATTCCGTTCATGATGTTTTCCTTTTTTCATGGGCCAGCCATTGGCTGGCCCGTGGGTTTAGCTACACTTAAGCGCGGGCTGCCAGTGCCACGAAGTGGCTGCGGGTGACCGTGCTGTTCGGCGGCGTGATGGCTTTTCCCAGTGCGGGCTGGCCATCCATGCGGAAGATCACGCGGAACGCCATCAGGTCTTGGTCGAACCACAGGTGCATGGACGTTGCCAGCTCGATGCCGCCCGCCTTGGTGATGGCGCGGTAGCCGTTCATGTTCGCCAGGATGATGTCGCCCTGATCGCCGACGGTGTCGCAAGCGTCTGTCATCACGATGGGGCGGCCCAGCAACAGACCATCCGGTGCGCCTTTGAAGCCTTCGTTGGCAGGTACCCAGATCGGGTTGTTGTTCAGCTGCAGCGTGACAATCTGCTGGAACGCATCCGGGTTGATCAGCCACTTCAGGTTTGCGCCCGCACCCTTCATTACGCGGCCGTACATCTTGGCGATGTTGGCGGCGACGATGGTGTCGGCGGTCTGGCTGGTCTCTTTGGCCTGAACGACCAAGCTGGCTGCCTTCAGGATGCCTAGCGGCATGCCTGCACCGGTGCCGTTGATGATGGCGTCCTGCGTCTTCCAGTCCACTGCCTCGCCGCTCTTGCGGGTCAGGTAGCTGGACATGGCAGGCGCATCAGCCAACAGCTCTTCGCTGGCGGATACCAGCACTTTCAGTTTGCGCAGCTTGAGCTGAGATTCGAGCAGCGCTGGCTTCTTGGGTGTGGACTGGTTGCCCTCGCCTTCCCATGCGGCGGTGATGCCGGTGGAGCCCCACGGCTGTGTCTCGTCCTTGGGGAAGGACATGGAGTTGCCGCTGATCGGCGTGTTGTCGCAAGCGGCCAACAAAGACTCTTCTGTCTCGGTGTAGCTAGCGATCTCACGGGCGAACTCGGGCGGAACGGCAAAGCCGCCATCAGGGCCGCTGCCTTCGTTGGCGAAGATCGTCGCAGCGCGGGCGAACTTCTCGCTGACTTTCTTGCCAGTGGAAGCGCGCACGACGTCTGCACAAAATTCGCCGTAGTTGACGAAGCCGCGTTTCTGGTCGTCTTCCAGGCGGTCCTTGACGCGAGCGCCTTGGCCGAAGCTGATCTTCTCGCCTTCGGATGCCTTGGTGCGCTTGGCTGCCAGCAGGCGGGATTGGAACTCGGCTACTGTGATGCCATCCTTGACGGCAGCGCGAGCCAGCTCCAGACCGCCGATGTCTGCGTGGTCTTCACCGATGGTGAAGATCTCGTTCATGCGCTTGTTGGTTTCTTTTTCTGCGTCTGCTTTCGCGCGCGCTTCAATGGCGGCGAGGTCTGCTGCTTGCTGTTCTTTGTCCATGACTTGCTCCTTGTTCGTTTGTTTGGTTTCGATGGTTGCCGGGATGACTGGGCTTTCTTCACCTGCTGCGCGGCCAACGCCCACGGTCGTGTCGGCAGGGATGGAAACGAGACTGATCTCGTAAGGCTCCCAGTCATTGACGCGGTAGGTTTCGATGGTGTCGTCGCCGGTTTCGACGAGCTGCGCTTTATGGATCACGTAGCCGACGGAGATATTCCGGCGGATGCCGTCGAGCACGTCCTGGTATACCTCTTCCGCCCGCTCGCTTTTCCCAAAGCGCACAACTGCACGACCTACCAGGTCGCCGTCGATGCTGACGGATTCGATCACCCCGACGATGTCTCTGGCATCGTGGTCACACAACACAGGCCCGCCCGATTTGAGGCGGTCGAGCCTGACGGATTTCTTGCCG